AGTGTCCACAGGAGAAACAGGTGGTACAAAGTTTCTTCGTGAAAATGGGGATGGTACTTGTTCCTTTGAAGCCGCAGGAGGGGGAGATATTGACGGACCCCTGGCTATCGCGCTTCGTGGGACAGGCGCTCCGCACATAGGAGCATTTCCGAATCAACCTTTTAAGGTAATCGATAACCCAAGCAACTCGGTCATGGTTACTACCAATGCATCGGGTGAACTTGATTTTCTAATACCTGACGGAGGGAACCTTTTTATTAACAGCCCAACAGGGGGAAGATTGTCTCCATCCTTTGGCTTCTCTGTATTCGAAGACGCAACCGAGCCTGACATTGAAGTCGCGAGTGGTGGAGATAATTACTCTGTAATCAGCGGAGACTCCGATTCTGTAGGAGCCAATGGCTTACCACTTCGCCAAGGTTTTAATCTTCCCGACATAGGGGCAAACCCAGCACCAATCTTAATCTCAGGCGGAACAATCGCTTAACCAATTATTCATTATGTCTATAGCATCTATACAATCTAAATATCCGAACGCAGTTTGGTACGACTCCGCATACACAGGAACCGAGTCAGGCACAGTCGATGAACCGTACAACACCTTAGACGAAGCAATGACAGCCGCTAGTGCTGGCGGTGTGATCGCTATTAAAGATGGCACGCACTCCGAAGATGCTCAAGTTACTCTGCCTAAGTCTTTAACTTTTGTGGGCGAATCTACGGCGGCAATCCTAAGCACAAGCGGTGGTACTTACGGGGGTGCAATAACTGCAAGAGGTACTAGCTACTCAATCAAGCTAGAAACCCTTAAAGTTTACCATAATTCATCAGCGAGTACCTATGGATTGATAGACTGTGGTAATGTTGCGAGTGCAACTGTAACAGTCGAGGGTTGTATTTTAGAGATGGGGCCAAGTACACTTATTGCCTCTACTAATCGTGGTTGGTTTTCTGGGCCTAATGGACCTACTACTTCACTAACTGTTAGTGATTCTGAAATTCTTGGGGGTTCAAGCTCGACAAGTCATGGTGTAGTGGTCGGACCTAATTTCGCACAAAACGGGTACAACGCACTAGACTTTCAAGGAAACACCATTGTAGTCACGGGTGGATCAGCTAATAAGTTTTCGAGTTACTCTGCGGGAATTACATCCTCCACCTTTAAGAACAACATTTTTGTAGGTAACGGGAATAGCGAAACTCTAGGATTTACTCCCGACATTGCGAGTAATAACTGCTACCACAATAACGGAATCTCAAGCGGAAGTGGAGGAGTAGTCTTCGCCGACCCGCAATTCGTAGACTCCGCAAACGGCGACTATCGTCTCCGCCCATCCTCTCCTTGTATCGGTGCTGGAACCGCAAGCTAATCAGTCATGGCTTACAATAAATTGCACAAGAAGGACTTCTCCATTGCGGTGAAGACGGGGACGGATGCTAATTCTACTAAGTTTGCTAAGGAAGCGGTAAAGGGTGAATTGTACTTTGCTACTGACACCTTCAAACTTTACATCGCCACCACAACTGCTGGCACATTGGATGCAGTCATAAAGTCAGTTACTCTTAGCTGATGCAAGAAACAGCACCCATCGCGACCCTCTTGCTCGCTGGTTGTTCATTACGATCCACCTATCCTACACTAGGCGCAATCGCTGGTGGTGGGGTAGGTAGCTTGGGCGGACCTGGAGGAGCGGCACTAGGTGCGGGTACAGGAGCCTTGGCTGGCGAGGCATTGAAAAATGCCGATGCCTTAGTCGAGGCAGAGGAACGAATTGAGGCACTTACTCACGGAGATGTTTCCGCACTTGTTGCCCAGGGTATGGCAGAGCATCAATCGGGCTTCGATCAATTTACATCGAATATTAAAAAGTGGTTAGGATGGGCGGCAGTAGGACTTGGTTGCTACCTAATGATTCCAATCTTTGTGGCTCGTAAGTGCAGTAAGACTGAGGCCCTTAAAAACCAAACCCGTCCACCATTTCCAATTAAATGAAGAACCTTAAACTACTCGCAGATAAATTTAACACTCTAACCAAACGAGGAAAGATGCTCACACTATTCGCTGGAATCGTAATCGTTCTAATCCTTTTGGATGCTTGTAAATGATTGATCGGGTAGCAGTCGCTGGAATGGTAGGCACGGGTGCAACCTTTGGGTTGGGAACCATTAATGAGCTAGTGGGCATTTGTGCTGGGGTAATAACCATCATTTTTATGGGTATTAAAATTGCCCAAGAGTTTCGTAAAAAATAAATGCCACCTTCCAAACCAATGGGTCCGTTAGACTCTCCGATCCTGACAGACGGGGAACGAGGCTTTCGTGGCATAAACAGTTACCTTGAACCAACAAGCTTGGAAGCTGGCACAGTTGAGCTTTCACAAAATATGCGACTCGAGGGCGACCTTGCTTCAGTTCGCAAAGGCATAGAGTTTAATGCTGGTAGTGTTACGCTTACCTATTCTGGAGGCACCGAAGAGGTATTTGCATCCACCTTGTTTTCGGACCCAGCAACGGGTGATGAATTTATCGCAGTAGCCACCAAAGATAAGGTCATTCTCTGGAATGACCAAAACAACAGTGGGATAGACATTGCGTATCCAGGTGGACAAACCGTCACCTCTGCAATGAATGCCAGTTTTGTCCAGGCCATGGAGAAACTGATTTTATTTCGTGGAGAAAGTAATGACCCACTTGAGTGGGACGGAGATTATACAACTCCAACTGCCTTTATTTTGAAGAATAATTCTTCCCCAGCAGCGGGTAGGGTGGAATGCCCAAGTACCAACTTTGGAGTCTTCTTTGCCAATCGCCTAATTGTTCCACAACCAAGTGATTCTAATTACACCATCATTATGTCCGATATTTTGGACACAGATAATTTCTATGCCGCAGAATCTCAGTTTCGTATTAATCGAGGAACGGCAGATCGATTAGTTGGTTTTACTCCATACCTGGAGAACCAATTAATTGTATTCTTCCGCAACAGTATCCACCTGATAAATAATTGTGCGGTAACCAGTGCGGCTGCGGTATTTGAAATAACCAGGCAGCATGGATGTGTGGCCCGTAAGAGTGTGGCAGCTAGTGGCCCACAGATTTACTTTTTATCAGACGATGGAGTATTTACCCTCCAGCAGGGATTAGACCCAGCCAAGGGATTAGGGGTGGCAATTAGTAAAGTAAGTGGAGAAGCATTACCACTCAGCCAACCAATCCAGGACCAATTTGCAGATGTTAACTATGCCGCTGCCGATAAGGCAGTAGGCATAGTATTCAACAACAAGTATTACCTCGCAGTTCCCACAGGTTCATCCACCGATAACAACAAGGTATTTGTTTACGATATTTTACAAAATACCTGGACGAGTGTGGATAGCTTCCCTGTTGGCTTTGTGATTGATAATTTTGTTACCGTTCTTCACGGATCAAATCCAAAAACCCGTAGACTTTTCGCCGTGTCCGACAAAGGCTGGCACCTACTCGAGGAGGGTAGCTCTGATGTTACAGGGACAATTGGAAATGCCACCACTACCAGCACTGCAATACCTGCCAAGTTAAAGACTCGCTCATTTACCCTGGGCAACATTGAGGTGAAAAAATGGAGACAGGGCCAACTGGGGTGCCAGGTAAGCAATGGTGATCAATTTACCATTAAGGTAAACACAATCGACCCAGACAGCTCAACTTTGGTGCATACCGAAAACTACAGCGGGTCAGACGAAGAAAAACTTATCCGATTTGGTAGCGGTAGGGTACGAGGTTATGGGGCATCTGTTGAAGTGGATGTGACTGCTGGCAGACCCAGCTTTCGTCATGTCTCCTTGGAGGCAATTGAGGGTGGATCCAATAATAGAAGGGACATTGCTTAATGCCCGTCACTGCACAAGTTACCCGTGGTTTTACCTTTGATACTTCTGTCGAATTATCTCCAGCATCGCTTAACCAACTAGGTGAACCAACTGTCACTATACCCAGCATCTCTGCTACCGAAGTGGTGATGGAAAACTTTACAGTATCCACATTACCCACCAATGGAACAACGGGCAGAATTGTATATGTGAGCGATGGCGATGGTGGTGGCCCATGCCTTGCGGTGGATAATGGTACGGATTGGGTACGGGTAAATCTCGGTAGTGCCGTAAGCACTACCGATGCAGATGAATACTTGATGGCGGAATGAACATTTTACTAAAAGCGAAGGAACTATACGATCAATGTGGCATCGACATGAATGCCGACATTGCCGCCTATGCATCCCACGGGTATGTGTTCATCACCCCCGACTCATTCCTACTCGGCAAAGCGGTAAACTCGAAAAGCGATGTACACCCGCAAGACCAATGGAATGTCGAAGATCCCGATGCCTGGTATGTCAATACGGCGGTGGGTAAAAACGGAGTAAGCGAATTTATTAAACGCATACCATATCCACTCCCACTCGTTGGATGGATGCGACAATTGAAAGACAAACCCGTCAAATTTTACAAATTTAATACTATCTCTCGGAGGAAATAAATTATGGGAAGCTCACCTGATATAAACTATCCAGCACAACCAAGCTACGGCGAGGGCATGGCAGATGCCATGAAGGCACAAATGGAGCAACTGCTCGGACAAGGTGAATATGCACAGATGTAT